ACCTCCAGTGGTTCTGCATAAACCAGAGCATCTTCTGGACAAGTGTTACGGATGACCTCAAGAACATCCATGAACTGATCCACAGTATCACAAACAATTTCTTTTGTGTCTCCTTCACTGGAATAGATGTAGATTGTGCGTTTGGTAGGGTCTACAACACAACGTGTGAGAAACTCGTCTTGCATGGTGCCTTGGTTGCTTACCTTCTTATTATAAGGCATTTGAGTGCCGGTGTCAACCGTTTCTGGTATCATTGACGTAGTACCAAGTAACTGCCACTCGCTTTTTACCAGACTTTACTGGTTCTGATTGATGGGGAAAACACCAATTTGATGGAAAAAATAATGCATGACCAGATTTTGGTTTGTATTTTTTATGCGAAAATACCGTATGTCCTCCCTCAAAATCTTCAGAAAGATAAAGAACTATTGATATATCTCTGTGATAGCAATTATTGTTTGGATCTGTCGCAACATCAAAATGTTCTCGATATCTTTGACCTTCAATATAATCTAAGATTTGAATACCTTCTCTCCAACATGTTGTATCCATTCCGGCAGGGACTGGATAACTATCAATTACTTTTGCCTTTTCGATTAATCTTTGTTTATAAACCAATAAAGCATCATTTAATCTATCTGTCATAAGTTTGGCAACATCACAATTATCATCTAAAGATGTTCCCGTGCTTGTTCTAACTCTTTCATCGACTTTTGGTGTTCCTGTAGAAAAAATTCTACATGCACCAAAATCTAAAGCATTAATATATTCATTTACTTGTTCTAATTCTTTTGGTGATAATACTTGAATTGTTTGAATAAAATTGTTCATATCAAATCATTTTAAATTTATTTAGTTTTGATTACGCAGATATTTCCATAAGGGTCATCCAGGATTGTGGAACTGGATTTGTGCTAGAATCCTGGTAATTCGAATATGCAACACCAGAACCATTATAGGCAGCAAGATCAGTTGAATATGTTATAGAACTAGTTGTGAACGGACTATCCAAATATTCTACTCTAGACCTACCATAATATGTTGTGGCTTTACTGGTGTCGGTATCTATGAGACCAAAATCATATGATCCACCACTATTACCTGGTGGATTATAAACTACTGTATTACCTCTCTTTATTCTTATGGCATGAAGAGATGATGTTTCAGTAACACCTGTAAGTGTATGATATATTGAATGTTCAAATGAAACTAATATTTTACTATTTGTTGAAGTTGGTGTAATAGATGCTTGAAGACCTGTGCTCACCCAAGCGTTTGAACCTGAAGTGGTATTTGCTTGTGAAGTGTGAACAACACGAATAAGTTGTAGAACTTTTCCAGTTCCTGGATTATTTTGCCACGTTGGGTCACTACCTGATCCATTTGATGTTAATACCTGTCCTGCAGATCCATAATTTGGTCCACCAAGACCAATTTTTCCACCAATGGTGATATCCGTGCTTACGGTAACATTAGATGCATTTAAATTTAAATTATTAGGACTTTCTATAGTTGGTGTTCCAGAAGCACCAATTAAATCAATTTCCTTTACACCAAATCCTTTATCTGCCATTTCAGTTTTTTAGATATTTAGGATTGACTAAATGATACTCCGGCAATGTTTAAACCATTAATTTTTGGAATAGTATCATTTGCCGTTTCATCATAAAGTATTCTCTTTTCGGCACCTCTCATATTAAACTGACCAGTCCAATAATTTGTTGTAGTATCATCAGTGTATTGATCTTGATAAGAACTAATAATTTTCGACCCTCTAACCTTCAACCATTCTTTAACTTGTCTTGATGTTGCTGTTGGATTCATCTCCATATAAAGAGCAATAACACCTGCTGCTACTGGAGATGCAGCAGAAGTGCCATTAAAATAACAATCATAAAAACGATTATCATCATATCTTACATAATCTTCATATCTAGTGACACCATTTGTTCCTGGTGCCAATGTCTCATCAGCAGGTGCCCATACATCAATACCAGGCCCATTATTTGAATAAGTTGCTTTTCTCTCAGAACCATCAAGATTAATATACTCGTCCATGGCACCAACACAAATCACTGGATGAAAATCAGTAGCACTATCAAAACCAATACCCTGTGGATTCATCCAGTCTCTATGGTTGCATGGACATGCATTGCCGGGAAATTCTGATCTTGGATCTCCGACGTTAAAGTAATCATCATCCATATAATTTAAACGATCTGGATCATCAGCACCAACACCCAATCTTTGATTATTGTTTCCTGCAGAAGCAACATAGATAACACCCTCCTCCATCATTTCATCAGCAGCAGTATTAGTTGAGTTAGATCTTGACGATGAAGACCATGATTTATATGCACCAGTAACCTGATTGTTTAGTCCATCTTTCCAAGCAGTCACTTGATTAGTTACAGAGTCATTTCCTGTAAAGGTTCCTGTTGAACCCCTAAACTTATAGGTTACAGTATCAGTAGAACTAAATGCTGCTTGATATCCCCAACTCCCATTGATGACAGTGGGATTTTTTCTGCCAGTTTCAGAATTGATTGGTTTGTTGCGATGCCAGATTTTCATATAATCATAATTTCTTTCAATATCACCACCAGTATTATCACCAATACCAGGCATATTCCAAATATTTGCTTCAAAAGCAAGACCCATATATTTTCCGGCAGCAAGACCAGCACAAGCAGTTCCGTGTCCACTAATCAAATTGTTTGTTCCATCTAAATTCTCTCCCATGGCACGTTCAGCAGTATGAGTAAATACTGTATATACCGTACCTTCAGATTGAAAAGCAGAAGATCGTTGTGAGGCAAAGTTCCACCATCCATGAGCGGATGAAGTTGTTATTCCAATTCTTCCGTCTGCTTTTGTATATGTAAGATTATTTGATGTAAAATAATTAGGATCCATATAAAATGGTCCATCGAGAACAATATCTCTTACTCTTGATTGACCATTAGCATCCAAAAACTCTGGATGATATTGCAAAACACCCGAATCATGAATAACGAGATCGACATTTCTTCCAGTTAAACTATAACTAACATCATCACTAATAGCTGGTGGATTACCAACTACGTTTGGCCATGAATCACTATTTGCTTCAACACCGACTCTTTTGACTGCCCAATTTGTTCTTTTATCTTCCGCAGAAGTTGGATTAGTTGCCGGTGGTCCATTACCAGCATTAAGATCTCTATATATTTTTACATTTTCACGAAACCTTTTGGTTGCTGGTGAAGGTTTAGGATATGATTCTGGATTATCTGTAGGAGACAACTCAATCCACTTAATGTGAGGATGTGTAGCAATTTCTGTCGCTTCCTCTTCTGTCAACTCATAAGTTCCTCTCGTAGGACTATGATCTTTGCTATCGGTACACGTTATTTGTCTATCAGGAATACCATCCTGATTAGAATCAACGATAAGAGCATTATGAATCTCATTCCAGTATTCGGATCTTTCAACTGATAATGTATACCTTTTCATCACATTACCTCACGTTTAATACGATATGTTGTGGATCCATTTACACCTGTTTCCGGAGTTGCTCTTAAGTTAACATTTCCACCACTAATCGTGGCATCAAGTTGAACTAAAAGACCATTACTATGCATAATCGCATATTGAGTTGAATCAACTGTTGTTCCATCTCTCATTACCAGTAACTTTTGAGTTTGATAATTTGATCCATTCTTGACGAATACAGTGTATTCAAATACAAGTTCTGCTGAATCATAAGTGTAACTTTGCAATGTAGATGGAGATCCCGCAGTTGCGGTGAATGTTCCTGAAGAAACTGTTCCTCCACCACCGGATCCACCACCATTAATTGTAATGGTTTTAGTTGCTCCAGATCCTGATGCCGTCACTCCAGCACCAACAAAGTTTAATGTAGTCGCAGATGTGGATAATGCACTACCTTCATCTTGAACAGTAATTCCACTAGAACCACTTGCTGCTAATGTAATTCTACCTTGAGCATCAACGGTTATATTTGCATTAGTGTATGAACCGGCAGATACATTAGTGTTTGCCAATTTATCAGCAGTAACTGCATCATCGGCAATCATTTCCATTTGGACTTGAACTTCGGCAATAGTTCCAGCAGAAGTTCCACCTAAAACACGATTAGCAGTGGAAAGATCCTGCATTTTGTCATAAGTTACGACATCAGAGTCAATAGTCCAAGTGGCACCAGAATTTGATACTGTTATATCACCTTTATCTCCATCAGTAATTCCACCAGAAGCATCTGCCCAAGTAACACCTGCACCAGGACCACCAGAAGTTAATACTTGACCAGAAGTTCCATAATTAGTACCAGCAATACCAATTTGTCCACCAGAAGTTATACGAAGTCTTTCATTTCTAGGATCGGATACTGAATACTCTCCACCTACTGTGAAAACTAAATCTCCAGGACCAGTGCCGCTATAGTTACCAGCAACAACTAAATTATCATCTTCATCACTATAAATGTAATGTCGAGTGTTATTACTTGTTCTCTTTAATTCAATTTGACCGCCACCAATGTTGGCAAGAGAAAGAGTTGAATAATCAACTGCTTCTGATGGAATAGTGGTTCCTATACCAACATTACCACTGTGAGTTACACGAAGTTTTTCTGTGCCTTCTGTTAATACTTTAAAGTGTCCATTGGTTCCAGTATCTACTACTTCTGCTGATGTATTTCCTTCAGATATTTTATCTCCAGATGTTGCAGTGTGCTTGATGATGTAGCAAAGAGCATAATATGGTGGGAGGTTTGCATTGGTTCCAGTTTGTGTGATTGAGTTAGCACCAGCATTAGTTTGACCTGTTGCATCAGTGCGTGAACTTGCATCATAATGTGCATCATTAGGATTAGAAGTGTGAGAATCCCAATCAAAACCTGCATCTACCCCTGCTCTCACAACATGTCTATATCCAGACTCAGATCCATATGTTCCATGAGAGTGACCTATAAGAACGGCATTAGCACTACCACCAGGTGTGGCATTAGGAGAAAGACCTGGATATGTATTATCTCCAGTACTATTAGATGCACCGACAATAAATCTATCTCTTAAATCAGGAACATTAGAACCGGTGATTGCCTGAAGTGCTGATGTTGATGCTACACCACCATCACAAAGTTGGTACTCACTAGGAATAGTTGCTGCTAATCCTGCCCATGCGACAATAGTACCTACAGGGTCTGATGATCCTCCACTGCCTCCTCCACCAGAAGATTGAGCAACCCAATCATAATCAGAACCATTCCAACTCAATACTTCACCAGTAGAAGCAGTTCCTTGATTTAAATGAGAGTCTACGTCAGAGTTCCCATAAGAACCACCGCCTCCTCCACCAGAAGCATTTTGCCAAGTAGGAGCACTTGAAGCACCATTAGAAGTTAATACTTGACCAGAAGTTCCATAGTTAGCACCACTAAGACCAATTTGTCCATTAGTTCCAATACGAAGTCTTTCTAATCTTGATCCATTATATGAACCATCATTTCCGGGAATACCATTATTTCCGACAAAGAATACTAAATTTGCGTCAGTTTGTATCTCCATACATCCATTACTGACACCTAAACCATATATGTTGTTTATTGTATCTTTATTTGATGATGCAGTATTATCCTTCCAGAGGTGAAGTTTTACAGCACTCCAATGTCCACTACCTGCACCAAGATCATTACCAGTACCATCACTAGAATAAGAACTTCCCAGATTAATCACACCTGTTACATTATTACTAGTAGCAACACCACCTCCAGCATTTAAAGTTATATCATCACAATCAGCATATGTATTGGTTGTTGGTTTGATGCGGAACCTTTCTGTTCCTTCTGTTAATACTTTAAAGTGTCCATCAGTACCAGTATCTACAACTTCTGCTGATGTATTTCCTTCTTGAATTTTATCCGATGGACCTCCTATTGTTGATGCATCTATAAATTCCAATGCACTAGCACCAGAATTTACGGCAACAAGTTTACTACCTTGATTAGTATAATTTGCAGGAGTATCTGTAAGACCCGTAAATTTATCGGTTCCACCAATACCAGCAAGACTTATTGTCGTGGTTAAATCTGTTAAGGAACCTGTTCTTGTTAAGGTAAGAGTGTCACTGCTAAATGAGACACCATCAACATAATTATCTGTTCCTATTCCAGAACCACCAGAACTCAAATCTTGAATAACTACCTGAGTGTAAATTTCATCTCCGACACCCAAAGCAACACCAAAACCATTTGTGGATCTTGTATCTGTGCACCTGTGTTGAACTTTAAAATAAGTTGTTTCGGTGATGGTAACTATTGTTTCACCAAAAGATCTGGTTTGCACCAGGAGGTTATTTTCAAGTAAGGGATCTGTACATACTTCAGAAGTTCCAAATATATCGGTAGAACTGGTAAAACTGGTATTATTTGCATAAAGCAATTTTGACTTATGTTTATCTACCGCATGTGCCGGAGCACTCCAACTTATCTTATAAGTTCCAGAATCTAGTGCAAAATAATTATTGCTAGAACTAAAAGTAACAAAAGATTCTGGATCAATTTCGATATTTAATGTTCTATCGACCCATGATCCACTATTGAAAGCACCACCATTAGTTCCTGAAGATTGTTGTTCATATAAAATTGCTGCTTTAGTGGATCCGCCACTACCACCACTACCACCACTACCACCACTACCTGCGGTGTGTCTAATGATAAAGCAAAGTGCATAATATGGTGGTCTATTCTCGTGGAAAGTATTTCCACCTCTAGCCAAATTACCTACAATATTATTAAATGGTGGACCATCATCAGTAAGAACCCTATTAGCACTATTATTACCATCTACATCAAATCCCCACTGTGTTGGACCCGCTTGTCCACCTGTAGTAGTATCAAAGTGGTTGTGAGTTGGCATCTCACCAATAGTTAATTGATGAGCAACTTCACCACCCTCTTGATCTGGAGCAAAAAGTCCAGATGTTGCACCAGTAGCAGCATTAAATGTTTGTCCGGTTCCACTATCAGATCCGGCACCAACAATAAATCTATTTCTTAAATCAGGTACATTGGCACCAGTAATTGCTTGAAGTTCTGTTGTTTGTGCTGATCCCCCATCACAAAGTTGATATTCATTAGTAGGAATATCTGCGACTGAACCAGCCCATGCGACGATAGTACCTATCGAAGCTGTTGAACTAGATGCAGATGGACCTGGTGGACCTGGTGGTCCTGAAGGTCCCGGTGGTCCTGGTGTCGTTGAAGTTGGACCTGGTGGACCTGGTGGTCCTGGTGTCGTCGAAGTTGGACCTGGTGGACCTGGTGGTCCTGGTGTCGTTGAAGTTGGTCCTGGTGGTCCTGGTGGACCTGGTGTCGTCGAAGTTGGACCTGGTGGTCCCGGTGGTCCATCACCACCTGAAGGTCCCGGTGGTCCATCACCACCTGAAGGTCCCGGTGGTCCTGGTGTTGTTGAAGCTGGACCTGGTGGTCCCGGTGGTCCTGAGGGTCCTGGGGGAAGACCTGCAGGATCCATCCACGCTGGTTTAGTATTGCCATTATCCCATTTTAAGAGATAACCATCACCAGATGATCCAGGATCTGCCAAAAATGTTGTGGAATTTGGACCATCTTGATATACAAGATCTCCTGCGGTTCCACCAGCAAGATCATCTGCCACTATATTGGCATACAAATTGCCACCAACATATAAATCTCCACCAGTAGTCGTAATACCACCAGCACCTGCAAGAGAAACATCAACACCAGATCCATCTCCGGTAAATGATACTGCACCACCTACATTTAAATTTAGTCCAATATTTACACTTTTTTCTACACCAATACCACCCTCAGTAATAATAGAACCACTGTCTTTACCCGTAGATTCGGTGGTTCCATTTACAAGCAATGGGTCATTAATTTGAACAGCACTATCCGAATCAAGAATTAAATTTCCTGTTCCTGATTTAGTGCTTATAGTGTTTGTATTTACTACAACGTTAGCAAGAGTTGAAACTCCAGTAACTGTCAAATTATTGAGTTGAAGTAAATTGAGATCAAGTGTTCCTATAGTGGCAATACCAGAAATATTAACGTTATCAAGTTCAGTGTGACCATCAACATCTAATCCACCATTAGCATCGATATTAGCAGAAAATGTAGCAGTTTCGGCAACATTCAATACATCTAAATCTGTTGTTCCATCTACATCTAAATCAAAATTAGCATCAATATTTGCGTTAAAGGTTGAAATTCCTGCAACGATGAGTTCATCTAAATCTGATAGACCATCTACTTCTAATTTTCCATCAACAGTTAAATTCTTTTTAAAAGTTGAATTTTCACTTGCAGTTACAGTATCAATAAAAACACCGCCATTAAATGTGGATATACCAAGAACATCTAATAACTGTGTTGGTTGTGTGCTTCCAATACCAACTCTGTTATTATTAAAATCAAAGTAAAAATTATTTGCTCCGTCTACAAGTCCTGCATTATTGTGAAACTGAATCTGTCCTATAGTTCCACCAGCACCTGCAGTAACAACATTTTGATTGACCCATGAAAGACCGCCGGTTGCATTTTTTACCAGTATATCATTAGTATCTCCTGGTTGATTAGTAGAATCATAAATTGTTCCTGTGATTCTAAAATTACCATTTAAATGTAATTTTTGAGTTGGATTTATGGTCCCAATACCAACCGAACCAATACCAGTTGTTGTAATAACCGTCCCACCGGTTCCTACAGTTATTCTATCACCGGCAGCAAACAATCCATTATCAAATGTAAATCTCGTATCTGTGGCAAAATCAGTTCCTCCTGTGCCTACAAATAAAACCTCATTCTGACTTCCTGGAGGTGCGACTGTTATTGTTACGGCAACACCAGGATTAGATCCACCTACACCTTCTGCGGTAATTGATTCACCTACAAAATTTAGTTGTGTTGTACTACTAAGTCCACCTACAAGAGTTCCTTCCTCAAAAATACTAAGACTTCCGGGAATAATTCCACCTTGATTGGGAATCCAAAATCTATTTCCTGTGGGTTGCCCTTCAATATTGACGAGAATATATTGTTGTCCGGATGGAAGTGTACTTGGATCGTAAATAGACGGTCCACTTAAAGGATCACCCAGATCTGGTTCAGAATCACTAGGTGACAAATATCTATATCTATCAGAAGATAATCCAGACTGAGGAGTTTTTTTATAACGACCCGATATATACTTTGGCATATTTCTTATGTTGTGCTATTCTCCAGAATACTCATGATTAGTTCCATTTGTAACGGAGCAGCTTTACCACCACTAACATATGTATGTCCAATTCCAGAAACTACACCCGAATTTGTGGTAAATGTAAGTGAGGTTCCGACAGTACCAGTAATACCATCAACGACAAAAGATCTTTGAGGTTCTGGGAATATAGATGTTGTCAATCCTCCAGTATAAGAGGCACAACTAAAAGCAATTCCACTCATTGTTACTTCATCATCTACCTCAAATCCATGAGGAGTAGATGTCTGTACTGTCGTAATACCTGTTGTATGATCATAGTCAACAAAATTTATATCAACTACTCCTGACTGCACTCCTTGAACTATTATAGAATCTCGTAATAGTGCTGATCTTTCCAAAACTAATCGACCATCAATAACCACCAAAGAATCTTGTGGTGGAACCTCTGCATTTTTTATAACTCTAGTATCTCTAGTATTTCCTGATGTCTTTGATGCTGTGCTTTTTCTTCTATGTGTAAAAGTAAATGTTGGATAAGTATTGACCCCAACATTAGCAATAGAAGCATATAAAATAATGGAAGAAACACCAGTCGGAGCTTCGTAAACGATTTGCTCCCCTGGTGCTATGGGCACTGCCTTTGTAATAAACTTATTAAGTGGTGCTATTGCCATATTATCTCAACGCAAGTATGAGTGGAGTTACTTCTGCCTGTATTGATTTACTAAAATCTCTTCCTCTAATTGTAGATGTTGTTTGATCAACTTGAATACCTTCACCAATATCAAAATTTCCTTTTTGGTCTGTAGAGGTGAATGGAATTTGAGCACCGTCTGTAGCGACAACCTCATTTTCCTTGATAGAAAGAGCACCTTCAAAAGGTAACGAAGTATTTATGCTGGTGCCGGAACCAACATATTCAAAAGAATGAGAACTAGTTAAGATACGACTAATTCTTTGTAGTGTAAATGGATCGTCCGGGAACAATTCATAAGGAACGAATTCATTGAATGTAATTGTTGTAATTCCTGCAGGATCTTGACGATTATCAGTTGCCTCCGAAATAGTAAAATAAATTGGAGACATTACGGCAGTTGCGAATCCCGATAAAGCAGGATTTCCATCAATATCTACAACTATATTTTGAGTTGATAGATAATTTCTGCCAGAATTAATGACATCAATAGCAGTTATAGTTCCTGCCGCACTTACAGTTGCACTTCCTTCTGCTATAATTCCTTGTGGTCCTTTAGGTAAAACAGTTCCATCATTATCTCGTATTAAAATATCTGGTGGATTGGACTGACTGAATTGTCCTGAAACACCACCATTTAATATCCTAATACTGGAAAGTTCTTGTAATGGTGATGTAATTCTTCCTGTTGCTTGTTCTGCCCCAGGAACATCTGGATAATTAGATAAATCAATTTTAAAGTATAATGCTTGTCCATCAAACGGTCTTCTAGAATCACCATCCGTATCAGTCACACCTTTACCAACGACTACATCAGAGTTATCTCCTGGTATGACAGAATCTCTTACTTTACCAGTAAATTGTGTTGAACCAAGACCGGCAGCAACCAATCCAAAATTACCAAATGATGAGTTAGAGTTTGTGAGGTCACATTGTCCACCACTACCAGCAAAAATTGCAATATCACAGTTAATTGTGAAGATGGAAACTAACTGAGCATAAGCATTATTAGTCAATGATACACCAATACCTGCCTCATTATACTGAGTGAATGAGTCGCAGACCATAGACTTCAAATTAGCACCATCCGGTGTTCCCGTAGCATCATTACCATCAATCCTCATACCAATACTTCCGGTCATAAAATTGGTACAGTTTCTGATATATGGTGATCTCCACCTACCAGTGTCACCTTGATTTGCTGGTCCACTGGGAGTATATCCACTATTTGCAGTTTGCCCTGTTATTGGGAAAGCAACTGCACCACCAGTATGCGTTACACCAACTGTTGCACCAGAGAAGTTTAAATTTTCAATTAAACATCCTCTTCTAACCCAGAAAACATCCAAATTAGTATTTTGTGGTTCAATAGCAACTAGTCTTATATCCTCTCCTGTAATTGATATATCTCTTTGAAGACCGATTGGATTATTCTCGACATATCGTCCAGGACGAACCTTAATTGTATCTCCAGGTTGAGCTATTGCTGCTGCTCCACCAATTGTTGCTTTTGCATCACCCTCCAACAATCCACTATTAGAATCATTACCGTTTTTTGAAACCCAAATAGTATTGTGTGTTTCTACACCGGAAGGTCTCCAAGAGACACCAGTTCCAACAGATGCTAATCTATAATCTTTCCCGTTAACTCCAGTTTGATTATTTACATCAATTAATGAACTTTCAAGTTCTAATGTACCTTCTATTTTAGTATCATCACCAACGAATAACTTTTTAACTATGCCAACACCACCATCAATTTGAACTGATGCATCAGTTTTGCTAGTAGCATCAGTAGTATCATTGAATGTTGCTTTACCATCAACATCTAAGGTGGCATTTAATGTAGTATCACCATCAACATCTAAGGTGGCATTTAATGTAGTATCACCATCAACATCTAAGGTGGCATTTAATGTAGTATCACCATCAACATCTAGTGTATTATTAAGTGTGGTAGCACCATCAACATCTAGTGTATTATTAAGTGTGGTAGCATCATTAACATTTAACGTTCCATTTACGTCTAAGTCAAATTGTGGATCATTGTTTTTAATTCCAACCCTGGTCATCCTATAGATTGGAGCACTATTACCAGTTCCTACATATCCCCACAAGTCCTGTGTTTGTATTCTTACAATTTCTTGTGGGTTCCCTACATCAGCGATTGGAATGGTTGTATCTGTTCCTAAACCAAGACTATTAATCTGCCTATAATTAAATACTGTAAATGACTGTGCTGCACCAACATAAGGATCTGTCGGATCAGTGGAGCTGGATATGTAACGACCCTCATCCTGAACAAAAACGCCCTCAGAGAATGCTGGTTCAAATGTTACCCAACGAACACCAAATTCATCACGGTTTAAGAATGCACCATTTGCACCATGAGAACCAGCAGAATCATAAATGTTTCTTCTTACTGATAAGGTTTCTAAATCAAGACTTAATTTTCCCTGTGTAGACTCATTGAGAGCAGTAATTCCAAGTCCGGGATTTATGGTTCCTATACCAACGGTGCCTAGACCAGTAATTACGACTGTATTTTCTAGTTCAGAATTGAATTGAAACTTTTGTACAGGTGTTGCCGTGAATATACCAACTCTATCTGTTCTAGTATCGGCAGTAAATACAGTTCCACCTACTCCAACATCAAAAGATATTCTTGCGGTAAGAATATCAATATCCAAGTTACCTTCAATGATTACATCTTTCTTGAAGGTAACTTTTTCATAAAAAAGTGCTTCTCCTGTAATATCAATTCCATTGAGACAAGTTTTTCCCCATATGGTTACATTTTCAAATACTGAATCACCAGACCTAGTAAATGTTATGTTTGATGGTACGGGACAATATGCCATTTGTTAATCTCTATTCTGTAGTTTATAAACTAGCGGAAATTCCACCAAAGGATATACCTAAAACATTGCTTTGACCACCAACAATACTACTAACTGCAGAAGCAACCGGTGATGCCGATCCAGCTATTGCCAAATCTGCGGCAAGTGTTCCTGTGAATGCTTTGATAATTGTGCTGGATAATAATGAATCAGCAAGAGGTCCTTTTTTTGTCTTAATATCGACCTCTTGTCCAATAATTTTTACATCTTTAGTTTTATTTTCTTCTTCATATCCAATTCTAATTTTAGGAGATTGGATTATAATTTCACGACTTGCCTCAAGAACTATCTGTTTTCCACTTATTCTTACTGCTCCTTTTTCTGCATTAACTGTATAATCACCTTTATGTGCGATAAAGGCAAATGCGGTTCCACTCTTAGATGCTATATTAGGATGAGATCCTGCCTCAAACTGCATGAATCCTTCACTATAAAATTTTGTAAGACCACTCTCGGTATGTGCCTGAACAAATTTCACATTAGAATCAGTCGTTGACATTAAAGAGAACGCTGCTCTTCCAGGAGTTCCCATTACAGGATTTCCTGTTTCTATTTGAAGTTTTGGTCCATATCCATCAAAAACTCTAGTTTCTTGTGCCATAATCAACTACTAATACAATCAATAACTTTAATGATCTCAGATGGTGGAGGAGTGGTTGTCATTATTGGTCTCAATATTGCTCCACTAATATTTAGAGTGGGTAATCCATTATATGCAAATGGTTTTGGAGTTGCCCTAACAACTCTTCCATTTTTAATTTCAAGATCTACTCCTTCAATTTCTCCCTCAACATCATTACCCGGATCTTCAATAATAATTTCTTCAATAAAGAGTGGCAATTCATCAATTTCTGCAGGATAATTTGCACCTTCACTTGTCACGACAACGGCAGTGATTTGACCAAAAGTCGGTGATGTTGGAACCTCATCGATAATTGCACGACCATATGCACCATAACCTTTATTACAACTATCCTGGAACGTTACAATGGGTGGATCAGTATATCCAAGTCCAGGATCAGTCATTTGTGCCCCAACAATACTTCCAAGTTTGAGAACGTCACCAACAGCATCTTCTGTGTCCACATTATCAACTATATTTCCAAGTAATACATTGCCTGCTCCACCAATACCATCACCACCAAAGAAACTTACGGTAGGAAGACCGCACTTAGTGACGTTTCCAAAATTACAAGGTTCTAATGATGATGATTCTCCAAGTGGTGATCCAAAAATATTCCACTTACCATATGCTTTCTCAAAATCATTTGATAAATTGGTAGCACCTTGTGATATTGCTGTTCCACTGAATACTGTGTTCCACATACTATCTTGATCTTCTTCACTTAAGTCCTTAAGTGGTCCCTGGTCAATCTTAAGTTTACTTGTAGCAGGACAAATTTTTTCATCATCACAACTGAATAAGTTTTGAACTTTTCTTGCTAAACTAATTCCTGTAAGGAGAAAATCTTTTACATTGAAATTGAAAATTCCACCAGTAAAAGCATTTAAGATGTTACTAATTGGTTCAATTAATGGTCCGGCAATTGAATCAACAATATTGACTAAATTGTTAGTGAAGGAACCGACAATTTCTTGTGCGGCACATGCTGTTCCACTAAGAACATTTTTTGCGGCAGCAGTCATAATGTCCGCAAAAGCATCTTTCGCACCCTTCATTACCTTTGTTGCGGCACAAAATAAACCATCAAACATGGTCTTAATCAAAGGAATCATTGGTGCTTCAACCGCAATAATCTGAGGTATTTGGAAAAGAAATGGCGGTGCTTGTAAAATTGTCTCTAAAAGTTTTATTGCTTGTGGTATTAGTTCTGCTAATTTATCCTGAAGACCACCTAACATTGCATTAATAAATCCGTTGGCAGTATCACCAACTACATTCACAACATCTTTTATTTCATTTGAAAGATTTAATACTGCAGAGTCAATTCTTCCAATACGATCAAAAAAGTTTTCTGTATATGCTTCTATTTTTGCAAGAGTATTATCCTTACAAGGATCTGCCATGAAGACTGTTGTTCCAGTCGTTAATGATGCACAAGTAGCCATTTATATTACCTCCTAGTTCGTATTTATGAGATATCCAGGGACTGTCTAGTTTCCTCACGTTCAGCAGGATCATTTGCACGTGCTCTCTCAAGTTCAGCATCAAGTGCCGCACTAAGTGCTGCATCCTCTCTAGCAAGAGTAGCCTCTAATGATTTATCATTACCTGGTGGTTTTTTAAGTTGACCTTTTGCATTTTCGGCATCACCTAAACCGAGTTCTTTAAATTTTTCTTCATTCTTTTTAGCAGGAACGGTCTTATCTTTATTAGTGCATTTGGGTGTTGTTTCAGGAGTTTCATGTCCTGCATTTTCACTAAATTCTTGTTTAGGTCCAAACAAACCTTTTGCTTGAAGATCTCCAAAGTAACCAGATTTTGCATCAAATCTACCTGATCCAAGCACCGTATCTTTAGATTTTGGAAGTATTCCAATAATCATTGATATCCCTCTTTTTCCTCCATACTTCTGTATCAATACAGTGTCTCCCTGAGAAATTCTCATGGACCTGCGACGATTTGCTCCACCGGAACCATCACTATTTGAAGCCATTGCAATCGCATATTCAATATCAGCATCATCAATGTCAGATTCTTTTGAAGAGTAAGTATCAAAAATTGCAACTTTATATCTCCATCCCCAACCACCACCTTTTACTTGATCTTTTTGCTTTTCATAACCCACCACTGTCCCCATTAAGTGAATTGGTGGTTCGCTACTTAAGTTATTTTTCATTATCCTTTATTTTTTTGAGTATACGCTCCGAATGAATCACGCACAAGAGTTAAAGAGGTAAAAGATCTCTTTGAATCAAAATGATGGCATAAATCCAAAATCAAATAGTTTCCACTTTGATTTATATCAAAAGGATTTGCTTCTTTTTTGTCCGTAAGTTTTTCAAATTCACATCGTATTATATCACCGGCAAGTAGATTTAAGTTACATGGCACTGTTATATCTATAATTTGACTCATCAATAAATTATATCTCATTGCTGCCTTAGCAATATATTCTCTTGGATCATTATTTACAGATGTATCGATACCAGGAGACAGTAGACCAACATCCAATATAAATTGATTTGTCTTAGAAAAAGAATTATTTGATTTTACTGGTTTGTAATCAATATCTCCACCCAAACTAGTTTGTAACTCTTCGTTCTCAATTCTGAATATGATTTCAGAGAATTCCGCAGTGCGTGGATTGAAGAATATATTTCTAGATTCATAAACACAAGACTTCATTGCATTCACAATGTTTTGATTTTTTCTGACTGAAAATGAAGCAATTTTGAAATTATTATTATCGTTCTCAGTTCCAGATTTTAGTGCACCGGAATAACGATATGTCTCTTTTGGTTCTTGTTTGATTAGATTATCGATTGCCTTATATTTGAATCCCTCCCTTGTTTGATAAAAGAAAAATCCAGGATTTCCTCTAGGAAAAGTTGACTTTGATCCAAGTTCGATTATTAAGTCAAAAGGTGTATCATTTGCTCCAATAAAAGAATATGAATTTGCAGTTTTATCAAAATTTGATGACGTTTCGTCTATTGTTGTATTGAATGACTGCTGTAAAATCTTTTTTACATTATCCGTTATGTTACCATTATACTTTTTAGAGTCGGCAATATTATAATTTTCGAATCCTTCTTTAGAAATCAAACTCATCATTATAGATTCTCTCTGCGATTCTTGATTCGAATTGATAGCAGCATTATTCAGTAAAGTTCCTTCGAGTTCTCTTATCTTATACTTAATTTCTTCACCACCTGTAATTGGTAAGGTATTATAAATTGAACCCTCCGCATTTCTTTTCTCATCCGTAAGAGAAAAACCACTATCAACGAAAGATAAAGTTGCAGTTATGTTTGGAGATAATAAACTCTCAAAGTAATTAAATTCAACAGTTTTTCCTGCAAGATTGACTTCCTTGCCATTCTTTGTAATAGTTAGTTTTTCGTAAGTTGAACTACTTGCTTTATTTGCCATTATCCTACAATTACTTTTTGTTTTGCTATAATAATAGTCTGTCCACCCTCTTCATCCGTTGATTGATTTATCGTAGATATCTGATTAGATTTTGTTCTATTTTCTGGATTTGATAGTGAAGCTCTGACATCTCCTGAACCCTGTGTATTTGTTGATAAATTCGCTTTAGTCATTTTACTCGCACCTCTTCCGGAACCCAATCTAATTCCAGCAAACCATGATGTTCCACCAGAAGAATGCCAATGTCTACGATAATGAAAACCATTAGTTGTGTTATGATCAAATTGATGCTTCAAACCATCATCAGCAGCAATGCCAACGTGAGTAATAGCACCTTTATTTAATACTCCACCAAGGTCTCTATCTGCTCTCCAGAGTATAATATCCCCTGCTTTAATATTAGATTTAGTTTTTATAACCTGACCCATGTCAGTTCCACCAAATGAAGCCGCAAATGATGGTGCGTTATATGCAATACCCTGTGGTGTATCTAAGTCACCTAGTAGAGTTCTGACATTTGCCATCGGATGACCTGCTTTTCTCAATGCTGCCCTCGTAGTATTTGCACATTGATCTTCAGTTCCCTTTCCCATTCCAATTATTTGTCTCGCACCCTCTAATATTCCACCTGATAGAGGAACGGGAGCATCTTCTCTACCATCACCGATACCAGATATATCAGTTGCTCCACCTCCACTCCCACTAGAATCAGTGGATCCACTTTCATATTTTTTTCTCTCTGCACTAGTGAATTGTTTTTCTGTAAACTCACCAGTCTCTGTGTTTAGAACACCTTCCTTTCCATCTTGCTTTGCAAGAACCTTTTTCTTTCCACCAGCTGCTCCTCTTACCAAATCAATAGCAGGTTTCAGTAACTTAATTATATTTTTCAATGGTCCTGTTTTTTCTGCTAATTGATCAATTAGTCCACCATCACCACTTATTTGACTTAAAGTATCATCTACTCTTTTTCTATCAACATCATATTTCTTCTTATCAAAGTCACCTTGGATGAATCCTATTATTAGATTAAAGCCACTTTGAATGGGGGTAACAAAATTAACAATAGAATCTATAACACCTTTTACCGTTTTCAATATTTGTGGAAGAGAATTGACTAATACTCCGGTTAGTATGAATGAACCAAATCCAAGAATTTTATCAAAAATACTCCCACCAGTCGATGCTATTGTATTTCCTACATCTCCTAAACCATAATCTTGTTTAGTTTCTCTTCTTTTTTCTACTTGCTTTTCTTCCATTTCCTGCTTTCTTCTCTTCTCTTGTCTTGAGATTAGAGCAGAATTTTTTTTCTTCAATCCAATGTAAGTATTATTAGAGTTCTTGAGAAAACTGCTAATATTAGTTACATTTATTTTTAGTTGTTTTACTTGTGTTGCTTCCATATTTTACACAGATATTCCATACATTTCTGGTGTTTTACTTCTCCACATATCAGCAACATTTGTTGAAGGTATTTTTGGAATAGGTGGTTCTGCTGGTCTTGCCGGAGGTGATTTTTCACTATTTAGCATTTGAGGTGGCAAATCCATAGTTACAATATTAGTTTTTTTAGTCTTATTCGGGGTTATATTTCTAAGTAAATTTTTTGTTTTTGGATTACTAATAATATTTCCACCTTTTTCAAATACCCTGAGTTCCGGTCCTTCTTCACCCACAAGATAAGGTGTTCCTGCACTTATAGGACCACCCATTTTTCTTGCTTCAACTGTAGTTGGAGTTAGAGTATTTGATATTTTTGCTTTGTAATCCTCCCTAACTTCCCTATCAACTTTCCTTCTTGCCAATTCATTAGGGTTGGCACCCATTTTTCTTCTTGCACTACCTGATGGTGTTGGTATAATTTCTAACTTACTTTGCTTATCTTTTATTTCTTCATTCATTTGATTTTTGAGTGCATATAATGCTTCTCTTTTTTTCTTCACTTCTTGGAATATTTTTTCTTGATCTTCGTCTCTACCCGTAATTCCTTTTTTAGTTGCTGCTCTACCTCTTCCTCTCGCAGTTCTTCCATCCTTTCCCATTCCAGCGTCTGCTAACTGCTGGTCTAATTGACTATGAGCAATACTATAATCTTCACCACCAGTCACTAAATTTCGCGCTTTTTTTATCAAAAATTCTCCACCCTTATAAATTAATATTCCCGCACCAATTGCCAATATAGCCTTTAAAAATAACGGATTTAACAATAATCCCTTGAGTAGAGGCAATCCTTTCAGAAGTAATCCGACTGCTCCACCAATAAGTTTAACTATCATGGAAATGGGACCAATCAATTTGAGAACAACAACGGCACCCAAAGCACCAAGAACCCATTTATAATGTTCTTTTATAAAATCAAACCATCCCATTAATTTATTTTTATTCGCATCATCAGATAACCAATTAAATACAGTATTAGCAGCAATTCCTGCTCCGATTAATGCAATAAATTCTTTAATTTTATCAAATGCACTTTTTACAGGAGCAAGGACTTTATTAGCTCCAGATTTAACAATACTACCTATCTTCCTGACACTTTCTATTGAACCTTCTTTAAGAGCAAATTTTCTCTTAGATTTTTCTCTTTTTAATGCTTTATTTTTTTCATTCTCATCAGCAATTCTCATTGCAAAATCCAGAGCAAGTTGCTTTTGAATTTCTATAAGAATTGTATTTGTTTCTAATAATGTATTTTCTATTGATGATTGTGCTTCTAATGCAGGAGAACTTGCTGATCCTGTACTTCTAATTTTTATTTTACTTACTTTTAATTTTGGAGTAGCCTTAGAAATTTTTGATGCACCAGAAGACAAAGGAGAGGATATATTTCCCTTCCCTATCTTTGGTGCCGTAAAATTTTGACTACTAAATGCCATTCTGTTGCTGTGCCTTTAGGTTTTCTTCTTCAATGTATTGTTCAAGAAGAGCAAGATAAATCTCTTTCTCCCACGGAATCATATTTTCTATCTCTGTTAATGAGTATTTATGATGCTGAATCAATGCAAAATTAATCTTATAGTATGACTCAAGATTCGTATGAGCCATACCTAACTGAAAAAACTTGCTAATCCTTCAAGAACAACTTCAGACTCGACACCAGTCTCTGGATTCTTTACAGAAATTGTATGAGACAATTTTGGCATTGTAACAAAGAAAGATTCAATCTGCTTAAATTGTTTACTATTCAGTTGATCTACAAAATCAGTCAATTCCTTTTTAGAGCAATCAGAAGCATTCCAACTCTCTTCCTTATCATAGACCATATCAATACATGAAGTAATCATATTCAGTGATTGATTAACATCACTGATTTCTCCACCTACCTCAAAATTACTATCAATGAATTGATCAAATGAAGGATACTTCAACTTCATTGAGTATGTATCATCTAACTTAATAATATTTTTGTGATCCTTATTCTTCTTAACTTTGATTGAATCAATTTCAATTTCCATTTCAACTGTTGTTTCATTATCATCAGGGCAGGTGATATTTACTTCTACAGTTTCCCCGACAGATTTTGAACGAACATTTAAGAAAAGATACTCAATGTCAAAAGTTGCAAGGTTTTGAACCTTAACTCCTCTCGTTATAATACAATCATTGAGAATCTGAACAATACCATTAGAAATTTGTTTTGAATCTTCAGATTCCAATGCCATCAATAGAATTTTTTCTTCCTTAACCAAGAAAGGACGATACTTTATTTTCTTTCCAGTTGATGGTAATTCCAACTCATAAATTGGAGTATTTATTTTTGGTAAAGGCATTTTAAAAAATACAATTCAGTTTAAGTTATTTATTGTGGAATTCAGACTTTTACAACGTATCTATCATAGTTAAATGATACATTCACTTTTAACAAATCAGCAGCACCATATGAAACAGGTATTGATGTCATCGATTTTGGAAAAGCATTATAAAACTGATAAGTTATTTTTCTGTTTGGATTTACTTCAATATCTTTTTCAAATTTTGTAATGTGCATCGTATCACACTTATAAGTATCAGGATATTGAAATCTTCTATAGTAATTACGAGTATTTGGATTATCAGTACCAGCAGATGAAATGAAGTCCATCCATCCTTCAAACACTTTCAAATTATTATAATCATTATCAACATAAAAGGTAAAATCAATATCAGTATATAATCTCGTATGTGCAAATTCTTGGGGGATACCCATGAAGTCACCCTTTACTTCGGCAGTTGCAAAAGAAGTTGTGGGAAGAGATGCTTCAGAACATAAAAGACCTGTTTTTCTACAAATAAAATTTGCTGCATCAGGAACGTTAAATTTTCTTATGTGTTTCAATACAGAATCATTTAAGGTCGAAAAACTTACTTCGTATTGATTTGATAATGCTATTCTACCGAATATTTCTTGAGCATTCCTCATAGGAATAGCTTTTGGTCTCGGACTTGCCACTCTAAATACCTATACGACTACTTTATTATTAGTTATTTAGATGTCATATAAGGGAAAATATCAACCATCATATCCTAAAAAATATAAGGGTGACCCTACAAACATTGTATACCGTTCTCTCTGGGAACGCAAGTTCATGGTCTACTGCGACAAGAATGAAAATATTTTAGAATGGGGTAGTGAAGAAGTTATCGTTCCATATCGTTCACCCATTGATAATAGATATCATAGATACTTCCCAGACTTTTATATTAAGGTCAAAGAATCGAATGGTAAGATCAAAAAGATGATTATTGAGATCAAACCATTTAAACAATGTATCGAACCTAAAGTCAAAACAAAAAAGACCAAAGGATATATCTACGAAGTTATAGAATATGCCAAGAATCAGGCAAAATGGGGTGCTGCTAAGGAGTGGTGTTTGGATCGTGGTTATGAGTTCAAGGTTCTTACAGAAAATGAGTTAGGTATCAAATGACATTCTCACGTCCGACAGATGATCAAGAGAATCGTGTGCGTGGTGTGATTAACGATCTTATCGGAGTAGAAACTCCTGATGATATTATGGAAAATTTGATAGGAGTTTTATCTGAAGGTTCTAAGATTCCCACGGCAGGTAACTATTATACCTTCTTTTATAATGCCAAGACAACAGGAACACAATATGACGAACATCCTCTCGTGGCAGTGACAGATGTATTCTCTTGGGGATTTCGTGGAATCAACTTTCACTGGGGTGACAGAAGACAATATGATTACAATCAAATCGTTGGTGGACTCTATAAAATCTACCCAGAAGAGATGAATGATGTCATAGAGCTCGGTTTTGCTAAAGTTCGTTCTAAATAGTTAGAAAAAAGATAGATGGGAAGAAGCAAACAAAAAGCAAAAGAAAGAGCATCTGCAGCAAAGAGAAGAGCAGGTGCTCAAAAACCTAAAATGGCTTCTTTTAGAGAAGATGCTGTAGAAAATAGAGCATTACAGGTGCAGAATGGAGCTAGTGCTTCTGCTTTAGTTAAAAGTGGTGGTAAGACTCAAGTTAGTCCTCCATTACCTAGTTCGAGCCCAAATAACACTAATGAACCAGTTCAGGAACAACCAGCCACTCTTCCATCAAGACCACCCACTCAAACAAAAAAATCTATTCCACCAAGAAGTTTAAGATATCCCGTTAATGAAGAGATACACAATACAACTGATTACTTGAAAATAGACATAGTTGAATATAAACCTGTTGGAAAAAAACTTGTTTCAAGTCCTGGATCAAGAAGAGCAAATGGAAAAAATATATTACATAGTATAATTTTACCTATTCCACCAAATATTCAGGATGGAAATGCGGTTAGTTATAGTGACTCAAGTATGAATGGTCTTACTGCGGCTCTTGCCGGTGGATCTACAGATTTAATGAAGGGTTTACCAGAAGTATTGTCAGGAAAGAAAACAATTGGAGAAGTGGGGGGTGATTTGGGTAAAAGATTGGAACAATCTGGTTTAGATTTAGGAACAACACAAGATTTAATTACAAAACAACTAGCAGCATCTGCAGCAAGTGTTTTTGGTGGTAATGTGTCATTATCTCAATTACAAGCTAGACAAGAGGGTAATATTTTCAATCCAAATATGGAACTTCTATTTAATGGTCCAACTCTGAGGTCCTTTAGATTTTCCTTCAAAATGACACCAAGAAGTCAAAATGAGTCAATAGCAGTAAGAGATATCATAAACACTTTCAAACGGTCTATGGCACCAAAAACCATGACAACAGGAACAGGAAATAGTCAAAGTCTATATTTAAAAACACCTGATATTTTTGAAATCAGATACAAAAAAGGTGTTGATGATCATCCATTCCTTAATACATTTAAGCAGTGTTTTCTTGAGAATATGTCGGTAAATTACACTGGAGAGGGAACTTATGCTACTTATGGAGACGGAACACCCATCTCCTTAGTTATGAACCTAAGTTTCAAAGAACTCGAACCAATTTATGATATTGATTATGATGATGATACAAGTGGATCAAAAAGAAAAACAGGAGTTGGATTCTGATGGGATACTTTAGAGAACTACCGGAATTAGAATATCAGTCTTTTCTATCCGATGCAATTTCATCAAAAGAATATTTAACGGTCAAAAACTTATTCAGAAGAAATAAGTTACGTGATGATTTACAGAATGTTTTTACGATTTTTGACAAGTATGAGGTCGTAGAGGGTGCCAGACCTGACATGGTAGCAGAAGAATTTTATGGTGATGCCGAACTTGATTGGGTTGTTCTAATGACTGCCGGTATCATTAATGTTAGAGATGAATGGCCATTATCAAACTATCGATTATATCAGTATGTCGAACACAAATATGGTATTTTGGAATTAAATGAAGTTCGTTACTATGAAACAAAAGAGATTAAAGATTCAAATGGAAGATTAATTCTTCCTGCAGGAAAAATTGTCGATGAAAATTTTGTCTTGAATTATAGTGATAATGGAAATAAAGTTTCTGTATCAGGTCTTAATTTAAGAAGAGGAGTTTCAAATTGGGAATATGAAACTATTGAAAACAATAAAAAATCCTCGATTTATTTACTAAAACAAGGATATTTACAACAATTTTTAAATGATATGAGAGAGATTATGATTTATGGTTTATCCTCAGAATATGTGAACGAATCACTAATTAGAACTGAGAATACCAAAGTCACAATCAATTAAATATTAGACTATAGTAAGCTGCAATAACCAAGAGGGTCAGGCAGCCCCTCTCGTAGGTCCATCTCATTTAGTCTGCTGCGAGTGCGGCAAAGTATGAGAGAGTATCATCATCGTCGTCAGACTTTGTAGGAGCAAGACTATCAAGTTCTTCCTTCATGGACTGAGGCACAGAATTGCTCTCACCACGATTCTGTTGACGGAACTCTTCTTCTTCCTGAACGGATTCTTGGTCTTGGAATTTAGGAGTGCCCTTGATACCAAGAACATAGTCAAGACGCTTCTTCAGATCATCATAGGACTTGAATTGGTCTGCATTGGTGAACTCTTCTAGAGAGAATTCCCTCTTCCAGATTGCTTCCATAGCATCATCATCTTCAAGCAGTGCATCCTGACGT